TCTCGCGGTGACCGCGACCAAGGACGCCGCACCGAACGATGACACGATCTCGCTTGACGCGCGCAACAAGGGCGAGACCGGCAACGATATCGACCTGCGGGTCAACTATCGCGGCCAGCTTGGCGGCGAGGCGACGCCGGCCGGCGTCACCGTCGCGATCACGCCAATGACCGGCGGCACCGGCAACCCGGACATTGCGACGGCGCTCGCGAACCTCTCGGACCAGACCTACGATTTTATCGTCGAGCCCTACACCGACAGCGCCAATCTCGACGCGATCGAGACCTTCCTGTCGGACTATCAAGGCCGCTGGTCATGGGAGCAGATGCTCTACGGCGGCGCGTTCTCCGCGTTCCGCGGCACGCTCGGCGAGCTCACCGCGTTCGGCACCGCGCGCAACGATCAGCACATGGCGATCATGGGGTTTGATGACAGTCCCGATCCGTCCTGGGTGTGGGCCGCTCAGGTCGGCGGCTATTGCGCCGCCAGCCTGCGGGTCGATCCCGGTCTGCCGCTGCAATACATCGGGACCCACCTCAAGGCGCCGCCGGTTCAGTCCCGTCTCGATATCGGCGAGCGCAACACGCTGCTCTATGACGGGATCTCGACATTCCGGGTCGGCGATGACGGGACCGTTATCATCGAGCGGATGCGCACGACCTACCAGCAGAACGCGGCCGGCGCCGACGATGACAGTTATCTCGATGTCGAAACGATGTATGGCTTGATGTTCGTCGCGCGCGATCTGGCGAATTACCTGCTTACCCGCTACGCCCGCAAAAAGCTGGTGTCGGACGACACGCTGATCCTGCCCGGCTCGAATTGCGTCTCGGCGAAGATGATAAAGGCGTCGACCGTCTCGGAGTATCGCGCGCTGCAGGCGGGCGGCTATGTCCAGAACGCCGACACCTTCGCAAAAAACATCGTCGCGGAGAACGCCGGCCGCGGTCTCGTCAAGATCCTGGCGCCGGTCGATCTCGTCAACCAATTGCGGCAGATCGCGATCCTGCTGCAATTCCGCAAATCGTAAGGGAGGGCTGCAATGGCAAACTGTGAACGCCTCGCCGGCATTACCGGGTTCGCGATCGATGGCACGGCTTATATGGTCGTCAGCGACGTGACTTGGTCGCCGTCGAAGTGGAAGCGGGAAACGCTGGTCGGGCTCGACAGCGTGCACGGCTTCTCGGAAGTCCCGATGCAAGGCCACATCGAGGCGACGCTCCGCGACAGCGGCGCGATCACCGTCGGGGATTTCAACAACATGCGCTGCGTCGAGGTCCAGCTTTCGCTCGCCAACGGCAAGATAGTCACCGGCTCGAATATGTGGAACACCGCCGCCCTGGAAGTGCGCGCCGCCGAAGGGACGTTTCAAGTCCGCTTCGACGGAGTCGACGTCGCGGAGTCGACATAATGCAGACCGCCACCGAAGAAGCGCGCGCCGGCAACGGCGTCGATCATGCTGCCGATGACGACAATGTGCCGCGGGAGCTCGATATCGAGATCGACCCGCCGGTCGAGGACAACGGCAAGACCTATTCAACCTTGCACCTGCAGGAACCGACTACCGGGCAGACCTTGCGCGCCGAGCAGGAACTCGCGGCCGGCACCAATATCCACACGATGCGGCTATATCAAATCTCAATCGTCAGCCAAGTCTCGGGCGTGCCGCGCAGCGCCATCTTAAAAATGCCGACTTCGCTGGTTGATGAGGCCGGCGCTTTTTTAGCCAGCTTGCCCGCCCGTGGCCGAGCAACTGGCGAGACCTGATCGCGGATCTGGCGCGGTGGTGGCGCTGGTCACCGACCGACGCGTGGGAGCTAACCGGGACAGAGCTCCGCTGGTGGCTGGATCAGGCGAACCGCATTGCCGCGCGGGAGCGGCCGACGGAATAGATGGCCGGCTATAGCGTCACCTACTCGGTCGTCGACGAGGCGACCGCCAAAATCGAGGCGATCAACAAGCGCATTCAGCAACTGCGCGCGCCGCTTGAACACCAGCAGCGGGCGCTCGCGAAGTTCGTCGACGTGTCGGGCCTCAACCAGATCGCCGCCGGCTTTACCCGGATCGCCAAATCCGGCATCGAGGCTTTCGGCTCGCTCGCTCGCGTCGTGCCGCCACTCGCCGCGATCACCGGCGCCACTTCGATCGCCGGCATGGTCAAGCTGGTCAGCGAATTCGGCGCCTGGGGCGATACGCTCGCGCGCAACGCCGAGCAGGTCAATTTGACCAAAAGCAGCTTTTACGATTTGCAACGCGCGGCCGAGGCCGCCGGCGGCGACACCGCGAACATGACACAAGGCCTCAAAGACCTGACGATGGCGATGGGCAACGCCGCGACCGGCCAAGCTCCGCGCTTTGTGCAGCGTCTTACGAATGCCGGGAAGTCACTGTTCGACGTGAACCATCATTTACGCGACACCGGCGACGTGTTGGGGGACGTGCTCGATGACATCAACAGTTCGACGAATGCCTTCGACCGTCACAACAAGGCGGTGGATTACGGCGGCGACTCGCTCGACCGGCTTGCCGAAGATTTCCGCCGCTCCGGAAAGCCGCTCGCGGAGTGGCGCGCCGGCCTCGATGCCAATCAACTCGATCTGGAAAAGGCAGCCCGTGCCGGTCTCGAATACAACAGGGCAATGGGGGAGCTCAACGGCAGCTTCCGCGAGGTCGGGGTCGAGCTCGCCACCGCGTTCACACCACTGATCCACGAATTCGCGATCTGGGTCCGCGATCACAAAAAGGAGATCGTCGCCGGCACCAAGGACATCGCCGAAGGGCTCAAGACGATCGGCGAGAACGCGAAGCTGATCGCGGAGATTTTCGCTGTCGCCTGGGGTGTGCGCGCCGTCGCTGGCGTCGTCGGGCTAATCATCCAGGTGAGGACGCTTAATGCCCTGCTGGCGACGACTGGCGTTGTCGGGGCAACCGCGGCCGGGATGCTTGGTCGCCTGGGCATCGCCGGGGCGGCAATCGCCGGCATCATGGCTGCGATCGGTCTCGGCCGTGCGACTGGCGTCATTACCGGCAAGGGCGGTCCGCAATGGGACCCCGCCTGGGGGCCGCGACCAAAGGATTTCGAGGGACCGAAGCCGGAAGAACAGCCGCCGGACACGATCGACCGGGCACTCAATCCGGTGCGCCGCTTTCTCGGCCTGCCGACCAAAGAAGCGCCGGCCGGAGCACCAGCGCCGCCGGCGCCGGCCGGCGCGCCGCGCGCTTCGACGCCGCTGCCGGTTACTCCCGCCTCGCTGACGATGCCGGCACCCGCCGGGGCACCGTCACCCGCTGTGGCTCCCTCACCCGCTGCTGGGGCGCCGCCTGCGGCGCTCGCTTCCTTGCTCGCCAGCGGTGAGTCGGGAGGGGATTACAACATCTATAACCGAGGCTCGGCGACGCACGGTGCCGGACATGCCGATTTCTCGCAAATGACTGTTGGCGAACTAACGAGGCGGCAGTCCTTACCGGCACATGACCCGAACAGAATTTTTGCATTCGGCAAATATCAGGTCATTCCCGCGACCATGCGCGAGGCGGTCAAAGCCTTAAATCTCGACCCGAGCCAAAAGATTACGCCAGAGCTACAAGAGAAGATATTTAACGATTATTTGATCTCTAAGAAACGACCGCAAATCGGAAAATATATTCGCGGCGAGTCGGATGATCTGGTGGCGGCGCAACTCGCTGCGGCTAGGGAATGGGCCTCGGTAGCCGATCCTCGCACCGGGCGCAGCGTCTACGGAGGAGTCGGCGGGAACCGAGCCAGCATTAGCGCCGCTCAGACGGCGGCGGCGCTTCAAAGATCGCGACAACAATACGCCGCCGGACCAGCCGTGCCGCCGGTCGCGCAGGGCGCGCCGCTGGCGGCTCCTGGTGCGGCCGGCGCGTCGGGCGCGGTCGATGTCACGATCACCCATAAGAACGCGCCGCCGGGCGCGAGCGTCAGTGCCAACGGAACCGGCGGCGTCAACGTCGCGCCGCCGCGCACCGTCTGGCAGGACATGGAAAACCTGTGAGCGATCTCGGCAAAGCGCTACAGACCGCCGGCACCACCAACACGATCGACAATTCGGGCGAGTCCTGGCTCAACTCGTCATGGTGGCGACAATTGCAGCCGGGGAAGTGGCGCGGCGTCGGGTTTGTCATGGACACCGGCCAGACGCACGCCGGCCGCCGCACCGCGCTGCATGAATATCCCTACCGCGATACGGTATGGGTCGAGGATCTCGGCCGCCTGCCGCGGCGCTTCGCCTTTTCGGCATTCCTCGTCGGCGATGATGTGTACCAGCAGCGCGACCGCATGATCGCGGCTTGCGAGCAACCGGGAGCCGGGACGCTGGTGCATCCGACGATGGGCTCGATCAAATGCGTCCTCGTCGATTTCTCGACGACCGATCGCCGCGAGCGCGGCCGGGTCGTCGAGATCAGCTTCGCCTTTGTCACGGCGGGCGATGTCCTCTATCCGGCGACCGCCACCGCGACCGGCGCCAATGTCACCGACAGCGCCGCCGCGCTGGTGACCGCCTCGGCCGGCGATCTATCGCGGACCGTCAACAGCCTCGACCGGCCGCTGATCCCGCCGGCCTCGACCGTCTTTGTCTCGGATTATGCCGAGCTCGGCGTCAACGCGGTCAATGACGCGGCGCGCTCGCTGAATGCCGTCGCCGGCTTGCAAGGGTTGTTCGGCCGCTACTCGACCGGCAACCGGATGACGCTGTTGCCCGCCGGCACGACCGTCGCCGGAGCGCTCGCCGGCTCGATTACGACGCGGCAGGCTGTCCTAACCGCGGCAGACGGGCTAGTCGCCGCGGCGGCTGCGCTATGACCGGGGGAAAGGGATTGCCCGCTACTATCCTAGCCGCAACGGCTTCCCCCTGCTCCATGGCCGCCGTAGGCCATTTGCGGCGGGGGTGGGGCGCGTCCCTTCCGGAGGACGCGCCCCCTTGCGGCGCACACCCGGGAAAACAGGGTGGAATTCCCGGATGCTGAACACCGCGGAGTTTAGTGCAGCCGGGAACAACTTGGCAACAGCGCTCGACGCCTCGACCAACCCGTCGGACGCCATTCGGCTGCTCTTGCCGCTCGCCGGCTATCTCCCGCCCAAGCTGCCGGGCGCCGGGCCCCTTTGGGCGACGACGCAAGCCCTGCAGGACGCGTTCGCGTCGAACCTGCGGACCGCCGCCTGCGCCGCGCTCGGCCGCGCCGCCGCGCGCTATCAGCCGGTGTCCTACCAGGACGCGCAATCGCTCCGGCTGCTGGTCTGCGACGCGCTCGA